ACACCAAAAGGATACTCTTGTTTATTTGTGCCACCATTAAATAATTCAGATGACAGATTTTCAATAATACCAGGGATTGTAGATACTGATACTTTTCCAACAGAAATTAATTTCCCGATTATAATAAATGGAGATAAATATCCTGTTTTAGAAACTACTATAAAAAAAGGAACCCCTTATGTTCAAGTTATACCATTTAAAAAAGATAGTTGGAAAATGAAATTAAAACCAACAAAACAAAAAGATATATTAAACCAAAGACTTTTTTTTACTTTAAGTTTAATTCATAAATATAAAAATAAATGGTGGAATAAAAAAACATGGAAATAAAAAATTTTATAGAAATTTATGATGAGGTTTTACCATGGAATGTATTATCCAATTTTATTAAATTTATAAATAAACAAGGTTTTAATAAAGCAGAAGTTGGAGGAGATGATGAAAATATATCTAGAATAGATTTTAATATTAGAAGAACTTATGTTTTACCGTTAACTAATTTAAAAACATCTTTAAGTTATTCACATTGGTATACATTACTTTATAAGTATTTTGGTGAAGCTTTAAAAAAATATATAGCTGAAAAAAATATTATTGATCTTACTTTTAAAAGTATAAATAATATTGAAGTTTTAAAATATGAAAATACTGGTTTTTATACTTGGCATGTAGATCATTTTGCAGAAGTTCCAAGGACTATGAGTTGTATATTGTTATTAAACAATGACTATGAAGGTGGGAATTTATGTTTTAGAAACCCGGATGGAAGTGGTGAATGGGAAGTTGAAGTAAAACCAAATAGAATGATTGTTTGGCCAAGTGCTTTTTTATATCCTCATACAGTAAAACCAGTAACAAAAGGAACAAGGTATTCAGTGGTAGCATGGGCACTATAAAAAATTTTAAATATAAATTAATTAAAAATTTCTTAACAAAAGAAGAAATAAAATTATTAACAAATTATTGTAAAATAAAGCACAGATTAAATTTTGATTCTTTTGATTTTCAGCAAAATGATAATGGTGATACTTTTTTTTATGGTGATCCATTAATGGAGTCTTTAATGATAAATAAATTAGATATAATGCAAAAAGAAACAGGGTTAGAACTACTGTGTACTTATGCTTTTTGGAGAATGTATACAATTAATGCAGATTTAAAAAAACATAAAGACAGACCAGCCTGTGAAATAAGTGTGACTGTTATGATTGGATCTGACGGAACACCATGGCCAATTTATATGGACGGAACTGAGATTAACATGGAGCCAGGAGATGCGGCGATATACTTAGGTTGTGAGATAGACCATTGGAGAGAAGAATTTAAAGGGGATTGGCATGCACAAACATTTTTACATTATGTTGATAAAAATGGATTAAATAAAGAATGGTTTAAAGATAAAAGATTATTATATGGAATGCCAAAATGAATTATGAATTAAAAACAAAAAAAATTGATATAGATACTTTTTTATTAACAGATAAAATTGACAATAAAGATATAATAAATAACTTAATTTATTTTGTAAAAAATAATATAAATAAAGACTTATCTTATAAAACCCACGTGAAAGGAAAATTTACTGGTTTTGAAAGTTTAAATCAAAATACATATTTTTTAATGTTTTTAAAATTAATTAAACAAAAAATTTATACTATATATAAAAAAAATTTTGTTATAGGTAATGTTTGGGGTAATATTTTAGGAATAAACGATGAGGTTACTAATCACACTCATGGAGGTGTCACTGCTTTTTGCGGAATAATTTATTTAAGTGGTAATGGACCAGGGACTTATTTTAAAGACTATGATATTACAGTTGAAGAACAGATTGGAAAATATATTCTTTTTTCACCTATACTTAATCATAGTGTAAAAAAAATAGATAATGATATAGAAAGAATAACAGTTGCTTTTAATATGTATGAACTTAAAGAATGGGAAAACAAACAAAAAATACAATGGGTAAAATAAATGAAGTTTAATCAAAAAGAAGACGGCTCTTGCGATCTTGAATTTTCTTGGAAAGAAAGAATAATGCTTTTAAAAAAAGGTAAATTACATTTTACAAGTGAAAGTTTTAAAGATTTTGGAAATATTTTTATAAAGATGGTTTTTGATTGGCAACTTAAATTTAACGATGATATAAAAAACAAAATTACTAATGAAAATAAAGACATAAATTTAAAATGAATTCATTAAACATACCTCCACTATTCGAAGATCATTTTTTTATTACCCCAATCTATAGAGAAAATAAAAAAGAATGGGTTGAAAAATTAAATAGTTATACTGATCTTCATATTCAATCGGCGAAAGAAAAAAATAAATTATTACACAAAAAAAATAATGATTTTGGAATGGTACACCATTCTGAAAATCTTGTTCAAAATGTCCATTTTGGAGAATTGTTAAATTATATCAATAGTGTTGCTTTTGATATTTTAAATAATCAAGGTTTTGATTTAACTAATTATTCATTAGTTACAACTGCTTTATGGGTTCAAGAATTTTCTTCTTTAGGAGGAGGTAATCATTCTCCACACACTCATTGGGATGGTCACATATCTGGTTTTTATTTTTTAAAATGTTCTGATAATACACCCTCTCCAATATTTCATGATCCAAGGGCTGGTAGAATGATGAATTTACTACCTGAAAAAAATCAAGGGAATATAACACAAGCCTCTTCTCATATATTTATAAAACCACAGTTAGGTGATTTTATTTTTTTTAATTCTTCCCTACAACATGAATTTCCAGTAGATCATGGAATAGATACATTTAGATTTATACATTTTAATATACAGGCTTTTCCTAAACAACTTTTAAACTACATTAAATAACTCCTTGTTGTTAAATATATAGATATGAGGTATAAGAACCTTTATGCCTTTAAAAAAGATACCTATAAAAGCTGGATTTAATAAACAAGATACCGCAACTGCTGCAGAAGGTCAGTGGATTAACGGTGATTTTATTCGTTTTCGTTATGGATATCCTGAGAAAATAGGTGGCTGGCAACAACTAACACCTGAAACATTAGCAGGTGTTGCAAGAGCACAGCACACATGGACAGATTTAAGTGGAAATAAATATGCAGCAATAGGTACAAATAAAATACTAGCTATTTATTTTGAAGGCGCATTTTATGACATTACTCCACTTGGAACAGCTATAACTGGATGTACTTATACGTCTACAACAGGATCAACTACGGTTACAATCAATAAGGCTGGTCATGGGCTTTCAGTCGGTGATTATATTATATTCACATCTGTTACTACACCAGGAGCACCAACAACAGGATATACGGCAGCAAGTTTTACAACAAATACTTTTGAAGTAATTGCAGTTCCAACATCTGGGACATTTAGAATTACAATGGCTACAGCTGAAACAGGAACTGGTGTTACTGCAGGAGGAACTTTAACTACAACTCCGTATATATTTATTGGACCTGTTAATCAAACTTATGGTTATGGATGGGGAACATCTACTTATGGCACAGTTGCATGGGGTGAAGCATCAACAGCACCAACAGTTGTACTATCACCAGCCAATTGGTCTTTTGATAATTTTGGACAAATATTAATTGCAACTATTAAAGATGGTAAAACATATACTTGGAATCCAGCAGCATCAGGAGCTTTAACTACAAGAGCATCTGTAATAGCAGGAGCTCCTACTAAATCTGTTTGTTCTATTGTATCTGATAGAGATAGACATTTAATATTACTTGGAACTGAAACTACAATTGGATCACCTTCTACACAAGATCCAATGTTTATAAGATTTTCAAACCAAGAAGATTATAATACTTGGTTACCAACTGCAACAAATACAGCAGGTACATTTAGACTTGACACAGGAAACTACATTGTAGGAGCTGTGCAAGGTAAGGATTATATATTTATTTTAACGGATCAAGCAGCTTATGTTATGCAATTTGTTGGACCTCCTTTTGTGTTTTCAATTAGACAGGTTGGTACAAACTGTGGATGTATTGGTCAGCATTCAATAGTTTTTGCGCAAGGTGCAATTTTCTGGATGGGATTTGGTGGTGGATTTTTTGTATACGACGGTACAGTTAAACAATTACCATCATTAGTTGAAGATTATGTATTTACAACTGGTGGAGATAATCCAGGTATTAATTACAATGCTTCAGATATTGTTTATGGTTCTCATAATAGTTTATATAATGAAGTAATCTGGTTTTATCCAACAAACAACTCAACACAGGTTAATGCATCAGTAGTTTATAACTTTGTTGAAAATACTTGGACTACAATGTCTTTAACCAGGACAACTTATTCAGACGCTCAAACATATGATAAACCATACGCTACAAAATGGGATTCAACTGCAACACCAACATTCCCTACAATTAATGGCGTAACTAATACATATGGAGCATGTACGTATTATGAACATGAAGTTGGTGTAAATGAAGTAAGTTATTCAGGGGTTAAAACAGCTATTCCTGCATACGTTGAATCAGGAGACTTTGATTTAGATATAGAAGGAGATGGTCAGTATTTAATGAAGATAAATAGATTTATACCTGACTTTAAAATACTTGATGGAAATGCTAAAGTAACTTTATTGTTAAGAGATTATCCATCTCAAACACAAAATAGTCAGATGTTGGGGCCTTACACTGTAACTTCATCTACAACTAAGATAGATACTAGAGCAAGAAATAGATTAATGAGTATTAAAGTTGAAAATGAATCTGTAGATGAAAATTGGAGATATGGATTATTTAGAGTAGATATTCAACCTGATGGAAGAAGATAATGGCAAAAATTACAACATACATACCAGAACCAAGTCAAGAGTATTCACCGGATAATCAAAGACAAGTTTTACAAGCTTTAGAAACATTAAAAGATCAATTAAACTTTTCTTTTCAAGAAGATTTAAAACAAGATCTTCAAAGATTTACTTGGTTTAACATGAGGTTTGGCTGCTAATGAGTTGTGATAATTTAAATGTTACTACACAACCTGTAAGTCTTGGTGGAACTAATTTAGATGCTTTTGGAAGATTAAGAGTATCTGAACCACTTACACTATTTGATTCTCAAGCAAGATATACAATAGATGATCAATTTAGTTCTTCAACAACAGGAGCAGGTTCTAGTGTTTCATTTGTAACAAATGAATCTTCAACAAATTTAAATGTAGGAACTGTATCAGGTGGTAAGACTGTAAGACAAACATTCAGACGTATGCCTTATCAACCAGGTAAGAGTATGCTTATCCTTGCAACATTTTGTATGAATGCTGCAAAAACAAATTTAAGACAAAGAGTTGGTTATTTTGATGATAACAACGGAATATTTTTAGAACAGAATGGAACTTCATTACCAGCATTTACAATAAGAACAAATACATCAGGTACACCATCAGATACAAATACAGTACTACAATCTTCATGGAATGGAGATAAATTAGATGGAAATGGACCAAGTGGAATTACATTAAATTTAGCTAGGGTTCAAATCATGTGGACTGACATTGAATGGTTAGGTGTTGGTAACGTTCGTGTTGGATTTGTTATTAATGGACAGTTTATTGTTTGTCATACTTTTCAATGTGCTAACTTTTCAGCTGGTAATACTAAAGTTTATATGGAAACAGCAATTCTTCCAGTTAGATACGAAATTGAAAATACAGGCACAACTGCAGACGCTTCAGCTTTAAAACAAATTTGTTCTTCTGTTATTTCGGAAGGTGGTTACGAACAATATGTACAAGAATCTGTAATTAGAAGAACAACAGCGGTAGCTAGTATTGGAACTACATTTTTACCTATTGCTTCTATGAGATTAAAATCAACAAGAGCAGGTGCTGTTGTTTTATTAAATAGAGTTCTTGTTCTTCCAACAACTAATGCTTATTACGAAATAGTATTAATTAAAAATCCAACGGCTTTAACAGGAGCTTCTTGGAATACTTCTACATTTGAAAACGTAGAATTTGATGTATCTGCAACGGCAGTAACTTATGCTAGTGAAGTTGATTTAATACAATTAGATTATGTAACTTCATCTTCTCAAGGAAGATCTGTATTAAATGCAGCAACAGGATATAACTTTGGATATCAATTAGGAACATCTTTAGCTGGAGTAAGTGATATATTTACTGTAGCAGCAAGAGTTGCATTATCTCCACCTACAGGAGATTTATATGGTACTATAACATTTTTTGATTTAACGGTATAACATGGCAAATTTTTATAAAAACGCATTCTATGATCCAAGCACTACAGCTGCTGTAGTTGTATATACATGTCCATCAAATGCTAATGCGATCATTCAAAATATACAAGTCACTAATGAATCTGGAAGTAAAGTATTAAAAGTATCTATTAATGATGATTCAGTATCTACAGTTTATCAAATAGCTTATGCCTCTATCACTGGACCTACTATCTGTAATCTAGCAAAAGGGCCAATTGTATTAGAAGAAACGGATACCATAAGACTTGAAAGTTCTTCTGTATCTGGTATAAGTGCAACATTAGCAATATTAGAAATAAATAGAGACGATCAAAACGGACAAAATTAAAATGTTTTATTTTTGGCATACAGCAATAGTAATATTATTTTTAGCATTCTCATTTTTCATGGGTTATAGAATGGGAAAGAAAACTATTAATAAGACAGAAGAAGTTAAAAGAAAATGTCCGATGGGATTTAATTAAAATATGGATAAGAAAGAATATCATATAGAGACAGAAACTGTTACAATAATAAAGAATAAAAAAACAGGATACATTTATAAAGATGAAGAGGAACTTAAAACTGCTAATGTTGATAATAATGATATCAGTCGTGATGTTGTAGTAAGAGTGACTAATAAAGGATTAGAAATGTTTAAAAAATTTATGGCGGATAAATGAAACCTAGAGGTGGTACAGAATTACAGTTTGAGTTTTTAGAAAAACATGTAAGTAAAGACTTACTAGATCAAGTACAAATATGTACATCTGTTCCAGGTAAAGTTCCATTAGATCCAAATAAAGTAAATATCCTTTGGCAAAAGAATTCATATGACCAACCAAATTTAGCGCCATGGTTTAAAGATAAATCAAATCATAATAAATATGATTGGTATGTATTTAATTCTCATTGGAACTATGAAAAATTTAGAATGTATTTTGATATACCAACAGAGAGATCTATTGTTATAAAAAATGGTGTATTACCAATTGTTCCAAGAACAAGACATGTAAAAGGGGAACCTATTAAACTTATATTTCATCCAACACCATGGAGAGGTTTAAATGTAATTCTAGCTGCAATGCAATTAGTTAAAAATCCTCTTATTAGTTTAGACGTTTATTCATCAACTGAAGTGTATGGAGATTCATTTAAAAAAAATAATGATTCACAGTATCAAGAATTATATGAACAAGCTAAATCATTATCTAATGTAAATTATATTGGTTATAAACCACACGAATATATAAGAGAGAATTTACATAAATATCATATCTTTGCTTTTCCAAGTATCTGGGAAGAAACATTTTGTATATCAGCGTTAGAGGCAATGGCAGCTGGACTATATTGTATTACAACTGATTATGGTGCTTTGTATGAAACAGGTGCAGAGTTTATAACTTATGTTCCATACGAGAAATCATTTACAAGTTTAGCCAATAAGTTCGCATATGCAATTGAGCATGCAGCAGGGACCTTGGATCATCCGGCGATACGTCAGCATTTAGATATGCAAATAGATTATACAAATAGATTTTATAACTGGAATAAAATTGGTTATGCCTGGACTAATTTTTTAAAAGGAGCAATTAATGCAAGACGCAAGTAAACCAATATGGTTTAAGAAAGAAGAAACTAAACCAAGCACCGATAGTTTTAATTTTAAAAACGTAAGATTACTAGTAGCAACACCTGTTCATTCTGAAGTATCTATTCATTACACAGAATCATTATTAACATTACAAGGAATGGGACATTCTTTGGGACTTACAATAGATTTCTTATTATTAAAATCATCTTTAGTTACACAGGGGAGAAATTTATGTGTAGCTAATTTTTTAAATAAAAAAGAATATACTCATATGTTATTTATTGATTCAGATATTTCTTTTGATCCATCTTCTGTAGTTAAATTACTTAAATGTGATAAAGATGTTATTTCAATTCCATATCCAATGAAAACAATTAATTGGAATAAAGTACATGGTAGAATTAAAGAATATAATATAAGTGCAACTGCATTATCTAAATCAGGATTTACTTATCCAATAAAAGTTGAAGATCAACAAAACATAAATGTTAGTAAGGGTATTATGGAAGTAACTCATGCTCCAACTGGATTTATGCTTATCAAAAAAGAAACTATTTTAAAGATGGTTGAAAGATATCCGCATCTTAAAATTAAACAACCAACTATATTAAATGGGGATACACAAGAAACGGATAATTTGTGGAACTTCTTTGATACTTGGTTTGATCAGTCTACAAATAGATATTATGGAGAAGATTTTGCATTTTGTCAAAAATGGAGAGATATTGGTGGTAAATGTTATTGTTATATTGATGATTCTATAACTCATGTTGGAGAGTATTCTTTTGAAGGTAAATTTATTGACGAATTGATAAATACAAGAAAGATTGACGAATCCGATAAAAACTAGTAAAGTCTACTATTTTCAGGACTTTGTGCCTGCCATATTAACTATTAAATTATGACAATATCAAGAGCACAAATGTATAGACAATTATATCAAATGGGTGGTCAAGGAACGGCTCAAGAACAGCCTATATTCCCACGACTAGAAACTTTAAATCAAAATTTAGGACAAGCGGAACAAACATTAGGTCAACCAAGTAATCAATTTGATGTATCTTCTATTACAACTGCAATAACAGGGGGTCAACAAGGATTTGCAAACGGTGGAATTGGATCACTTGCAAATAGACAAGGTTATTTCTTTGGAGGTATTGGAGATGTTTTTGGAGGTATTGGAGATTTACTAGGTGGTGCTGGAGATGTTTTAGGAGACGTTGTAGGTGGAGTTGGAGATGTAGTTGGAGATGTTGTATCTAGTGATATATTTCAAAAAGCTATTCCATATGCTTTAGCTTATTTTTCAGGAAACCCTGCTCTCGCTGCTTCAGGTGAAGGAAGTTCTTTTTTACCATCTTTTTTACAAGCAGGTGGTACTGAAGGTGGCCTAGGAAGTTTTGGAAATATTTTAGGAAACATTGGAAACTTTATGCCACAGGGTGAAACAAGTGGATTTAATCCATATCAATTTGCTACAAATTTAATAAGTGGTTATGATGATAATAATGAAGGTCCTCCTACTTCTGATACAGGAGGTGGAATAATAGATGTATTAGGATCAATATTAGGACAAATTGGTGGAAGACTTCCAGAATCAATTGATGCGATATCTAAACTTTTAAGTAAGAATAAAGAACTTGCTGCATTAACGGCATCTGGGACTTTAAGTAAATTAACTTATGATGAAATTAAAGCATTGAATGAAGAATTAAAAAGACAATATGGTAAATATGAAACAGGTAAAGAAGCAAAAAGAACTCAATATAGAACACCTGAATCAAGAGCACAATTACCAGGTTATAAATATTCAGGAATACCAAGTACAGTAGCAGATGTTTATAGAGCTCCTGCAATGAAAGGTGGGATTATGAATGTACCTATGGGTCAACCAAGAAGTAATTCAGTTGGAGTAAAAGAATTAGATTATAGGAAGACTGGTGGATTTGTTCCTCCTGTTGGTGTAAAAGAAAAAGCAGATGATATACCTGCAATGTTATCTAATAATGAATTTGTATTTACTGCTGATGCTGTAAGAGCAGCAGGTGGTGGAAGTGTTAATAAAGGTGCAAAAAGAATGTATAGTTTAATGAGACAACTAGAAGGAAGAGTATAATGGCAGCACAACAAAGTATTTATCCTCCTACATATTTAGAACCAATTGGTGAAGGTATTGCAGATATTTTAGCTGGTATATTACCATTAGGTGGTGAAACAAGAGATTTAAGTAAAGTAATGCCACAGGTTGCCGGTGTAAGTCCTCTTATACAACAAGCACAACAAAGAGCAGCAACTCAAGCAGGATTAGGTGCATTACAATTTTCTCCAGATACAGGAGCAGTTACAGGTATTGGTCAAGGAACAGGTGTTGCATCTTATGAACCTTTTTTACAACAAGCTCAACAGTTGTTGTCTCCAACTGCATATCAACAATATATGTCTCCTTATCAACAAGAAGTTATTGATGCTACAACTAAGTTATTAGCAGAACAAAGAGCACAAGGAAGACAACAATTATCAGCGCAAGCAATTGAACAAGGTGCTTTTGGTGGTGGTAGAGAAGGTATTGCAAGAGCAGAATATGAAAGAGGAAGAGACATTTCTGATGCTGGATTACTTGCTCAATTAAGACAAGCTGGATTACAATCGGCACAAGGATTACAACAACAAGGTATTGCTAATTTATTAAATATTCCACAAATACAACAAGGTTTACAAGGTGGAGTTACTGCAGGATTAGGTGCTGCAGGAGCTGGAGCTCAAACATACTCTCAAGCTTTATTAGATGCTTTACAACAAGGAAATTTATTTGCAATGAATTATCCAGTGCAACAACTACAACAAGCTACAAATATATTTAGTGGTCTTTCTGGTGCTATACCTTCAGCTCCAAGCGCTCCTCAAGTTACATCTCCTGCATTAGCAGCAGCTCAAGCTTTTGGAAGTGTTTATGGTGGACTTGCTCCAAGACAACAATTAATGGGTTATCAACCACAGCAACAACAAAATATTGCACCACAGTACGGGTTAGCTAGCTTATACTAATATGTCTATAACTTTAAAAAGACCAATGTTTAGAAAAGGTGGTTCTGCTGCAAGTGGTGTTGGTATTACTTCAGGACTTCCATCTAGAAAAAATTATCAAGTGGGTGGATCAAGTTTAAACGACTACCCATACGATATAGATATTCAAGAAGATGAAGGTGGTGAAGATTTATCTGTTAATTTAAGTGCAACAACAAATAAAAATGCAGATGTAATTAATCCAGGTATGGACACTACTAGAGAAGCTTATGCAAGACAATTTGGTCAAAATTTACAAAAACAAATGATGCCAAGTTATAGAGATCAAGTTTTAGATTTCTTAACAGCGTTTGGTGCAACAGGAGTAGCTCCTGGACAATATCAAACTATTTCTGATGCATTAAGTAAAACAGGGAAAAATTTTCAAGCTATATTTGATCCAAAAGTTCAAGCTGCAAAAAAAGCAGGTACGCAAGGTTATCTTGCAGCATTAAAAGGCTCTGATAAACAAAGTTTACTTAAATATCAAAAGATGGCTGAAGATATGGCTAGAGTAAGAAATATTTCTTATGATGAAGCTTTAAAAATAGTTTTAGCAAAAGAATTAGGTGATAGAGATAAATCAAAAGATATAATTGAATCAGCAGCACAAAAGAAACCTACATTTGGTACAGATCCAATTGCAGCTAGAGCTGAAGCAGAAATTGAATATAGAATATCAACTAATCCTGAATACGCTAAAAAATTTGGTGATGGAAGATTTAAAGGATCCATTAAAAATAGTTTATTTCAAAAAGATAGAACAACAGGAAATTACGTACTTAAAAACCCACAACAAAAGGGAACTACTGAAGTAAATGATGTTTTTGTAGAACCAATTTCAAAAACACTTTATTACTTTGATGGAAAAAAATTAGTTCCTACTAAATAAGGAGATCTATAATGGATGAAAGAGAAGATCTTCAAAATGTAGAAGATAATATTAATACTACAATGATTGATTCTTCAGTTGAAGAACAAGCTAAAGCTCCACCAATTGAGATAGAAGAAATTAAAGCAGATCCTACTGTACCTGAATATAGTGAATTTCCTGTTGAACCTATTCCAGAAGGCTTAACTTACAAAGCACCTAAGAAGGAAGCTCCTAAAAAAGTAATAGAAATTCCAAAAGGACCTGTTGAAATAACAGCAGATGGGTTTTATTTAATAGGGAAACTTGGAGAAAGGCTTTACAAAAAAGCAACTGATCAAGAAGTAGAACCACAATCAGATTATAATATTATAGAGACGGGAGCTGCCGGAATTATTAATGGTAATTTAAAAATGGCAAGAAAGTTTTTCTTTTCATTAACAGGGGAATTAGTTGATGCCATGAAACCAGAAGGAATTGAAGTTGATAAAGGAACTGCTGCAAAATTAGAAAAATATTTTGATGATTCAATATTT